TACAAGCACAGGCAGAGAGTTCAGTTAAACGACATGTAATGAGAGAAATTTATGATTTTGAAAGTGATTACTTTAAACAAAATGGTAAAACACCTTCTAATAAAGAAAGAGAAGCGTTTATGGTTGAATTAGAAAACTATATTTCTAAACAATATGTAAATGCTCCTGCTACAACTAAATCAATCGCACAGTTAGAAACTAGAGATGATTTGACTGAAAAAGAAATTACTAAAGACTTTGATGAAACTGATAGATTTATAGAAGAAGAAGCACAAAAAGAAAGAGATGCTACAGTTATATCTACAAATGCAGATGGAGAAGAAATTACACTAGGAAGTTACGTTGACACAGTGTTATCAAACTTCGACACTGTTGACCCACCTAAATTAAGAAAAACAGTTATTGCAGGTATTATATCTGAAGATGAAAAATACAGACAACAGACGTTACCTAAAATACAAAAATATATTACTTCAATAGTTGGCGAAACTATGACTAAAGAAGTTTTTGATATGATGTCCACAGCAGATTACCAAGAAATTGTAAAACAAGTTGCTTCCAATCTTAAAATGACAACAGGTAATAAAACTGAAGACCAAAAGATATATCAACAATTAGATAATATATTTCAAACTTTAATAGGAGAATAATAAATGGCAAGTTTTGGTTCATTTGATACGACAGAAGAAGAAACTAATTCTATAGATACAGAATACAAAGTACCTACAGTAGCAAGAACTGAAACAGATGCTTTAGAACAAATACAAACAGAAGAATTTTACAAAACATTATCTAGTTATTATTCTTACAGAGAAAACGATAAAAGATTTAATCGTATGTCCCATGCAGATTTATTAGATTATTTTTATACCGACAGGTCTTGGAGAACAAACAACACTGTGTCTATGGGTATGGACTTGTCTAACGTAATGGGTGAAGAAGACGAACAAAGATTAAAAGAATTTGCATACATATCACAAACTTATGAAAACCTCCCTTCGTTTTGGAATGACCCAAATAGAAGTTTTGGTGGTTGGTTGGTTGATAATGGTGGTGCTATGATACTTGACCCAGTTAACGTAGTAGGTGCAGGAGTTGGAGGTCAAGCGGCTAAACAAGCATACAAACAAGCATTAAGAGTTACGCTAAAAGATAAAATGGCAAAAGAAATTAATGAAAGAGCATTAAAAGAAACTGCTAAATATGCACAAAAACAAGCATTAGGTAAAGCTGTAATTAAAGGTGGATTAACTGAAGGTGCTATCAATACAGTTATAGCAGGTGGTCAAGATGCTTTATTACAACATACAAACATAGAAGCAGGTATACAAGATAAGTATAGTTTTAGTAGAGGTGCAGTTGCTTCAGCCGCAGGTTTTGGTTTTGGTACTGTCTTTGGTGGTGCATTTTCAGCAGGTGCTTTCAAACTAACTAATAATTCTTTAAGAAGAAAAGGTGTTAAAAACTTATTAGAGATACATGAAAAAGGACAAAGTAACATCACAGGTGCAAGATTATTTGATGAATTGTTACCAGATGAGACTACAAAAACTTTAAGAAACAAACCTGCTAAAACTACAAAAGAATATATTAATAAATTAGAAACTGATAAAATCAATCCTGATGATAAACCCCCAAAACTTCCAATAAATATAACAAAGCAACGTGGTAAATACGAAGCGTTTGTAAAAAACAAAGTAGAAGAAGTAGGTGAACTACTTAAAAAGAAAAAAATTACAAGAGAGCAGATGATACAAGATGCTGTTGCATTAGGTCAAGATAGAAAAAAATTTGAAAAGATGGCTAATGATATGGCTAACAGTGAAGCATTTGTAAAAGCCTACGCAACTGTTATTGCACAAGCTGATGATATAAGAAGTGATTTTGATATGATAGGAGCATTGTCTACTGAATTACATAATAAAATAGAAATGTCACCTAATGATATAGGATTAATTTTAAATAAAATTGAAGCTGTAGAGCAAAGACTGGATAAGACTATTGTTCAAAAATCTAAATCAGGAGAAAACATAGCTAGAGCTTTACAAGCAGGTAATGTAGATGCTGACGCTACAAGGGCGGCTAAATTAATTACTGAACCTGAAGACCCTAAAATGGCGGCACTTAAAAGAGGTACACCAGAACAACGATTAGAATTTTACAGAGCTGTTGGTAAGTTAGCTGACAGAGACCAAATTATAAGAGCATTACAAGAAATTAAAAAAGTTGATAAGTTTGATATAGCAACTGAATTTGTAAACAATAACCTTTTATCTTCACCAGATACACACATACTTAACATTGTGTCAGGTCTAGTACAAACACAATGGAAACCTGCAACAATGGCGTTAAGAGGTGCAAACATGTTTTTTAGAGATAGAGACAGGTCTTTAGTTATTATGAGAGAAGCTCTACAAACATATTTATATCAATATGCTTTTATTGGACATGCTTTAAAAAGAGCAGGTAAGTCATTTTATGAAGGTAGAGCTATACTTGATAGTAGACAAATGAAACACGATAGCACTATGAGACAAGGACAACTTCAAGATTTATTTGATGCTTGGGGTGAAACGATAACTGACCTTGTAGGATTAGACGGAACAAGATTAGGTAAAATTGTTACAGGAACATTTAAAGGAGCAGGAAGAGTTGTGTCAGCACCTATGAGAGTTCTTTCAGCAGGAGATGAATTTCTTAAATCTATGATGTTTAAGGCTAGAATGACATCTTTAGTAAACTCACGAATATTAAAAGAAAACCCAGAGTTTAGTTTTAGTGACAGAAAATTAGGATTAACCGATATTACTTATGCAGATAAATATAAAAAAAGAGCTAAAGAAATAGAAGCAGAATATATTAGAGAAAATGGTTCAGCTATTGAAGTAGATAAAACTGTTGATGCTAGATTAAATTCACCTTTATATCATGCACAAGAAGGTTCATACACACAAAACGTAGGACAAATAAATCCTAACACAAAAGCACTAGATGATAAATTTACTGGTTCTCTTTTGAGAATTGCTACAAAACATAAATCATTAAGATTATTAGGTCTTCACTTTGTAAACACTCCATCAAACTTATTAAGATGGTCAGCACAACATTTACCTTTTCTAGGTAGATTTCAATTTCAAATGGCTCACATGTTAGCAGAGAAAGGTTTACCTAGAGGTAAGTTTAGAAGTGAAATAGCTAGAGGTATGAACCCATTTAGAAAAAAAGAATATCTTAATCCTGAAGCGGCGGCTGAAGCAAAAGCTAGAATACAAATGGGTTGGGCGTTATGGGGAACAGCAATTAGTTTTGCTATGTCTGGTAAAATTGTAGGTGGTGGTGATGTTGATTATAAAAAACAAAAAGACAAAGAAGCTAACACTGGTGAGATACCATACTCATACAAAACTGATGATGGCAGATATATTTCTTTAAATAGATTAGACCCTATTATGATGCCATTTTTTATTGCGGCAGATTTAGTTTCTTTATTTAATCACAAGTTAAAACACACTGATGATTTAGAACCTATGGTAGAGAAAGATACGACTGAATTAATTATGGGTGTTGTTGCAACACTTACAAGAAATGTATCTTCTAAATTCTATACTAAAAATATTATTGAATTAGTTAATATGATGACTTCAGATGACATCATGTTTTCTAAAAAACCACAAAGAATGGGTACACAGATAGCATCTCAATTTGCTTACAAAGCATTCCCACTATCAGGTGGATTAAGATATTTGGATAGAGTTAATGATGAATGGGAAAGAGAATTATATACTTTAAGTGATAGATTAAGAGTACCATTTACAAGTAAAGATGCAATCATGCCTAAACGTAACATGTTTGGTGAACCTATTGATAGAAAAAATGGTTGGTTGTTTGGATTAGGAGGAGAAAGTGGTTTATGGTCTTCACCATTTGCTATGACTAATTTTAAACAAACAGAAACATCTAAATTTATTAGCGAAAGAGAATTTAAGTACAGACACCCAATACAAAGTATTAGACTTACAGGTGATAACACAGGAGCTATAAATCTTAAAGATATAAGAAATGACAAACACCAAACAGCTTACGATAGAATGTTAGAAATTAAATTTAACACTAGAGTAGATGAGGGTGGAAATATTATTACTAGCGAAGACTATGATGGTAAGAGATATACACTGGCGGAGTACGTTGAAAAGATGATATTAGATAAAAACAGTGAGATTTACAGACACCCTGTAGGGACAATTAATGGTAAAGACGAACAAGCTCAAGTTATTATTGATTTTATTAAATACATTGACAGATATTCTAAAGATGAAATGATGGCAGAGTTCCCAGAATTTGCTGAAAGACAGAATGCTATCTTTGAAAATGAACGAACTAAATATCAAAAGCATTACGAAACGCTAGAAACCCTAGCAAACAACTAAACTTACACTTTTAGTAAAACCCAATTAAAAACATAAGGAAAATCACACATGGCAAATAGTTTTGTACGTTATACAGGCGATAACAGTACGACAGCATATTCTATACCTTTTTCGTATAGAGCTACAGGAGACCTTACAGTTACTATTTCAGGGTCAGCAACTACGGCTTTTACGTTAAATGCCGCAGGAACTACTCTAACTTTTAGCTCTGCTCCTGCACAAGATGCGGCTATTGAGATTAGAAGAAGAACGTCACAGACTACTAAATTAGTAGACTATGCTTCTGGGTCAGTCCTTACAGAGAGTGATTTAGATACAGATAGTGACCAAGCGTTCTTTATGTCACAAGAAGCTATTGATGATGCAGGTGATGTAATTAAATTATCAAATACAGATTTTCAGTGGGACGCACAAAACAAAAAACTTACTAATGTAGCAGACCCTACTGCGGCACAACATGCGGCGACAAAGAATTATTTAGAAAACACTTGGCTATCAGCTACAGATAAAGCTACTCTTAACAATGTTAATAGCAATATATCAGCAATTAATACTGTTAATAGTAATATATCTGCAATTACAACAACCAATTCTAATGCTACAAACATTAACACAGTAGCAACCAACATTGGTTCAGTAAACACAGTAGCAACAGATATTACAAAAGTTATCGCAGTAGCTAATGATTTAGCAGAAGCAGTATCAGAAATTGAAACTGTAGCTGATGACTTAAATGAAAGCACAAGTGAAATTGATGTTGTTTCAAATAACATAGCTAACGTAAATACAGTTGGTGGTGCTATTACAAACATAAATACAGTAGCAGGTGCAAATTCTAACATTACTACACTAGCAGGAATAAATGCTAACATTACTACTGTTGCAGGAATTTCGTCAGATGTTTCTTCAGTTGCAGGGATAAGTTCTGCTATATCAGCAGTAAACAGTAATTCATCTAATATTAATGCTGTAAATTCTAACAGTTCAAATATTAATACAGTTGCAGGATTATCTTCAGCTATTAGTACAGTAAATTCTAATTCTACAAATATCAATACAGTAGCAGGAGCAAACTCAAATATAACTTCTGTTGCAGGTGGCTTAACTAATATTAATACAGTTGCTACAAACATAGCCTCTGTAAATAACTTTGCAGAACAATATAGAATTTCAAGTTCAGCACCTACATCAAGTTTAAATGTTGGTGACTTATATTTTGACACAACAGCTAACGAATTAAAAGTTTATAAATCTAGCGGTTGGGCGGCGGCAGGTAGCACAGTCAACGGGACATCACAAAGATTTAATTATATTGCAACAGCAGGTCAAACAACATTTACTGGTGCAGACACAGCAGGAAACACACTTGCGTATGACGCAGGTTTTGCAGACGTATATTTAAACGGAGTTCGTTTATCAGCTAGTGATGTTACAATTACATCAGGAACTTCTGTAGTAATTAGTGCGGCAACTGTAGGTGATGTATTAGATATTGTTGCTTATGGAACATTTAATGTAGCATCAA